GATAATTTTCTACAACCCCCTGACGACGATCAGGTTGTAGTTGTTGATCCTGACGGAAATATGCCGGGTCTTGCCGGTCACGTTCGTCGCAAGTTTGAAGATTCCGAAAATGGTCGCTTTGCTTACGAGCAACGCTGGCTACGGGCATTTAAAAACTTTCGCGGTATCTACGACTCTACAACTCAATATCGTGAGACTGAACGTTCGAAGGTATTCATTAAGATTACCAAAACAAAGGTCTTGGCTGCTTATGGGCAGATCATTGACATCCTGTTTGCGAACAAGAAATTTCCGTTAGTTATCGAACCAACTCCTGTTCCAGAAGGAATTGCTGAGTTTGCTCACCTGAAGACACCTTTGGATGAGATTATTGATCCCTATGGTTACGCGGGGGACGGTAGAGAATTAAAACCCGGTGCAAAAGAAGCTACTCCGAATGGAGACTTTCTTGGTGGACTGAAGAATAGGTATGCTGGTGCGCCTATAGCAGAAGGTCCATCTCTTGCAGGTGAACCTCAAATTTCTCCAGCACAAAAAGCTGCCCTGAATATGGAAAAGCAGATTCACGACCAGCTTCTAGATACCAGTGCAGTAAATGTGTTTCGGAGTGCAATCTTTGAGGCGGCACTTTTAGGGACGGGTATCGTAAAGGGACCGTTTAACTTTTACAAGCGTGTCAATCGTTGGGAGCGTGACGATCAGGGTGATCGCGTATACAACCCCTATGAAAAGATTGTTCCTCGTATGGAACATGTCTCTGTCTGGGATTTTCACCCAGACCCATCTGCAACTAGCATTGAAGATTGCGAATACGTAATTCAACGGCATCGGATGAATCGACAACAGCTACGTGCTTTGATCAACCATCCTTACTTTTACAACGATGCGATTGAAGATGCGATTGCTAAAGGGTCAAACTACACTGATAAGTATTACGAAGATACCATCCGTGAAGACGAGACAGAAGCCTACTATCAGGAAAACCGCTTTGAGGTTCTTGAATACTGGGGTGTCTTGGATGCTAAGTTTGCTAACGAAGTTGGTATGGATGTTCCTAATAGCTTGGGTCCGATGGATCAAGTACAAGTTAATGTGTGGATTTGTGGCGACGAAATCCTTCGCTGTGTCTTAAATCCGTTTACACCTGCTCGTATTCCCTTCCAAGTCTTTCCTTATGAAATCAACCCTTATCAAATGTGGGGCGTTGGCGTAGCGGAAAATATGGAAGATGCACAGATGTTGATGAACGGTCACGTTCGGATGGCAATCGATAATCTCGCTCTTGCTGGTAACATGGTACTAGATGTGGATGAAGCAAGCTTGGTTCCCGGTCAAAACATGGATATCTTTCCCGGAAAGATCTTCCGTCGTCAGTCCGGCGTAACAGGCACAGCAGTCAATGGCATCAAGTTTCCTAATACTGCACCTGAAAACATTCAGATGTATCAGATCAGTCGTCAGCTTGCTGATGAAGAGACAGGTCTTCCATCTATCATGCACGGTCAGACAGGTGTAGCCGGAACAGGCCGTACCGCATCAGGCTTATCAATGCTGCTTGGTGGCGCGAGTCTATCACTAAAAACTGTAATTAAGAACATTGATGATGCACTCTTGAAGCCTCTTGGTGAAGCATATTTTCAGTGGAACATGCAGTTCAACGAAGATGCACCTGACATCGAGGGTGACTTAGAAATCAAACCACGCGGAGTTGCTGCAGTGATGCAGAAAGAAGTCCGCAGCCAGAGACTTACAACTTTGCTACAAACTGTGTCGAATCCTATGTTGGCACCGTTTATTAAGATACCAAATCTGATGCGCGAACTTGCTATCGCTCAAGACATCGATCCCGATAGCTTGGTGAACGATGTAAACGAAGCACAGATTTTCTCAGAGATGTTGAAAGGACTGGCACAAAATGCTCAACAAGGAACAGGCCCGGAAGGTCAGCCAGTTGGTGACCAACAAGGAAGCATGGGACAGTCTGGAGGAGTACCTCAAGGAGCAAATCCAGATGACGCTTCGGGCGTTGGTGGGGGCCAGATCGGAACTGGAAGTGTTCCGGCTGCAGGGGAAGATAACTTCACTGGAAACGCTTAAAGGCTTAAAAGAAGATTACGACGCTGCTGTTAAGGCAAGGGATATTTAAATGGCTATAAACTACGGTACACTAGGGTTGACTCTGACGCCGCCACCAACGTACGGCACGGCGCAGACAACCACTGGTGGCCCTAGTCCGTCGAATATGCCATTATATCCGATAGGTACAGGTAAAGCTTCGGGGACAGGTGCTGTTGGAACAACTACAGATCGTGGCGGAGATGACGAAAAATATACCGGCACAACCGACGTAACTCAAATCGACCCGATTACGTCCGCTCCTGTAAACCAATCGGCTAAATCTTACCCCGAAGGAATTAAAGGTTGGATTCAAGAAAAGTTAGACTACGCCCTTGCTCCTACCGTAGAGTATAACAGAGTTACTGGAACCTATCGTGCAAGCGGTCCCGGCGGTGCAGTTACAGGGATGATGGGTCCACTAGGCGGTATCATGCAAGGCATGGCTGCAATTAGCCGTGCAAACCTAGAAGGTATTGCGGAACAGGCATTTAAAGGTTCAGGCAAACACGCAGTAGGATACCTGAACGGTCAAATTGTAGGGGTTAGTCCCGGACTATTTGGTTCCTCTGTACTGTCTGGAAATCTTCCTCAAGGAATGACCTTTCAACAACAACAGGCCATAACACAAAGCTTGCTAGGGCTACAGAACAAAGCCGGTGCCTATACAACCTATGTGGACGAAAGCGGCATACCTAACCAAGAAACCTACGACCCGGGGTTTACGTACGGCGGTCAAGGAAAGTTTGATTCACGGTATAGTGATGCAGCTACGCCAGTGACTCCTTCTGCTGGAAACTATAACGTAGGAACAACAGCCTACAGCCCTACAGGATACAACTACAGCCCAACAAGCTATGAACCTCCTTCATCATATTCTGCTAACGTTGGCAATGATTATGGCTACAATGATAACGGCAACGACAGTCACGGATTTAGCAGCGATGATGCTAAGTCTGGTGCAGATGATGCCATGTCCGGCGGCGTATCGGAAGCAGCCAGCTTTGATGAAGAGGGTCTTAGATTAGGTGGTCGTGTAGGCTTGGCTCCCGGCGGTCGCGCAGACGGTCCCGGAAGCGAATCAGAAGGTCACTCATCTCACGGCTTCGGCGGTGGTAGCAATAACAATAATAATGACAACAACGACAATGATGATCGTGAAAGTATAGCACGAGAAATCCAAGCTAGAATTTCCGATGCAGTTCAGAATCAGCCGATGACCCCCGAAGAGCGTTACGCATCTAACGAAGCTATGATAGACAAAACGCCAGACATTGAAACCCTAGACGCATACAAAGAAGCAGGTATTTCAGTTGGTCCTGCAACTAAGCCTGAAGAATCGGGTTTCGGTCAAAGCGTAGCTGAAGCCATAACTACTTTAGGTCAGTACGGTGTGCTAGGTTCGCTAGGCTTAGTTCCCTTCCGTGAGGGCGGAGACGTAACAGAAGGCTTTGTAAACAAAGACCCAGAGATCGTATCAGATGCCCAGTCTATTGCAGACAATCGCTACACATCAGTTAAAGCAGGTTCGTTTGTAGTAAACCAACCGGCTAATGAAAAGAACAAAAAGAAGCTAGACAAGATCGTTGCTGACGCATCTAAGACTGCAAAGATGAAGAAGGGCGGCAAAGCTGGAATGGTAGACGTTGCTCTGTCAGATGGCGAACGACTAATCGAACCTGAAGTCGTAGCAGCTATCGAAAAGAAGCACGGCAAGAATTTCCTAGACAAGCTAAATGATGCAGGAAAACCAGAAGTCAAGCGTCGTCAGGCTAAGTACGGCGAGAAGGTTGGTGCAGCAGATGGTGGCTTCTTAGCAGATCAGGGCATGGAACTGGGCGACATAGGCGATGACGTTGACATGCAGGACTACATACCTGCGTCTGATGAGTTAAAAGAAAAGCTATCTAAGTTTGCAGCCAAGAAGCCACAGCGCGGACAGATCAAAAGCTTTATTAAAAGCCTTTCTCCCGAAGACAAGTTAACCGTATTGTTTCTAACAGAAACGCAGTCGACAACAGATCCTGTCGAAAGCATGGAAGCAATCGGAGAAGTAGTTAAGAATCGAATCGGCTCTAACTACTACGACTTTAAGGATATTAAAACACTGGACGATGCGCTGCTAAAGCAAACTCGCAAAGGTGCCTTTCACTTCTCTGGGTTAGAGCCTTCAACTCTTTACGCACGAGCAAAAGAAGTTAAGAAGGGTCTTGCTGATAAAGGACTAGCTAAAGCGTACGCTGCAGCACAAAACACTTTAGACCCAGAAGCAGAAGGCGCAAGTCGTCTTCCAGCAAATACAGTATTTTATACACGCAAAGATGCTCCTAGTCAGTGGATGCGTGAATCAAAAGATTTAGAATTTTCTACGGAACTGGGCGGACATGAATTTTACCGCACGTTCGCAGCACCTGAACTTCCGTAAAAAGATCCGTCAGCTACCCGCATTTAACGCGGCCCTGACACAACCGGAGCGGCTACCCACAGCCATGTGGCCCCGCAACACGAGGTAAAACAATGGCAAAACAAAAAGTACGCGGACACCGCGCAAACAAACCCAATGATTCCTTTGGAACAATCAACAACGAAAGTCTATATCGTGGCAAGTACCGTGAAGAGGTATACGAAGACGAAGAAGACAACGTTGAAGTAGAAGCGCAACAAGAAGAACAACCTGAAGAGAAAGAAGCAACATCCTTTGTAGAAGAGTCTCAAGAAAAAGACCACGACTACAAGAAACGTTACGACGATCTCAAGCGTCACTACGACGAAAAGGTTCAAACCTTCAAGCAGCGTGAACAGGAAATGGAATCTGCAATGCAGTCTGCAGCCGCAAGCCAGAACATTTCTCTTCCAAAGTCACCAGAAGAACTAGAAAAGTTTAAGCAAGAGTATCCAGATGTATTCGAAGTGGTAGAAACTATCGCAACGATGAAAGCCCAAGAGCGGTCATCTGGCTTAGAGCAAGAACTAGAAGTGATTCGAGAGCGTGAAAAGGAACTCAAGGTTCAAAGCGCATACCGTGAACTAACGAACAATCATCCTGATTTCAACGAAATAAAGGCGGATGAAAAGTTCTTAGCTTGGTTGGACGAACAACCGGAAAGTATTTCCAACGGTATTTACCACAATAATACCGATGCTCGTTGGGCCTCGCGAGTCCTAGATTTGTACAAAGCAGATCAAGGTATCTCAACAAAGAAGCGGACTAAATCAAATGAAGCGGCAGCAGCCGCAATTCGGTCACCAAAAGCAAAAGACATTTCGTCAGAAGCTACTGGAGAAAAACGCATTTGGAAAGCTTCACAAATCGCCAAGATGAAAGCGCACGAGTTCGAAAAGCTGGAAAGCGAATTGGACGCGGCACGGTCTGAAGGGCGAATCGACTTCAACTCTTAATACCTAAACCTCAAAATGGAAGGAAAAGCAGATGGCTTTTAATCGCGCTGCAGGTTACAACAACCTGCCTTCCGGTAACTTTACACCGGAAATCTTTAGCCAAAAAGTCCTCAAGTTTTTTCGTCGCGCTTCGGTTGCTGAAGACATCACGAATACTGATTACGCTGGCGAAATTGAGAACTTTGGCGATACAGTACGTATCATTAAAGAGCCTACAATCACAGTAAGTGCCTACTCACGTGGCTCTGTGGTTAACCCACAAGACTTGGCTGATGACCAGACAACTATGGTTGTTGACCAAGCAAACGCATTTGCGTTCAAAATCGATGACATCGAAGAGCGTCAGTCTCACGTTAACTTTGAGGCACTGGCTACTTCTTCAGGTGCATTCTCTTTGAAGCGCAAGTACGACTTCAATGTTCTGCAGTCAATTGCTGACGGTGCTGGCCTTGCCGGTGCTGACGACGCATCACTTAGCGGTGGTCTGTTGAACACAAACACTGCTTTGGGTACTGCTGGTACACCAATTGCAATTCACACTGCACCAGACAATGCTGTCAATCTTATGCTCGAAATGGCAAAAGAACTTGACGAGCAAGCTGTTCCTGAAGAGAACCGTTGGTTTGTTGCCTCTCCTGCTTTCTACGCCAAGCTGTTCTCAGCCGGTGCAAAGTTTGCAGAAGTTCAGGTAACTGGCGATGGCACTTCACCTTTGCGGAATGGTCTTGTAATGCAAGGCAACATTGCTGGCTTTAACTGTTACAAGTCAACTGCTCTCGTAGCTGGTGGCACGGACGCAGTTAGCATCACAGGTGTTACTGCAGCAGCAGGTGAGTCCGTTGTTTTAGCTGGTCACATGTCAGCCGTTGCAACTGCATCTCACATTGCAAAAACCGAAGTAGTTCGGTCAACTGAAACCTTCTCCGACATCGTTCGTGGTCTTCATGTGTTTGGACGTAAAGTCCTTCGCCCAGAAGCACTCGTTCGCGGTGTTGTAGATACTGTTGCTTAAAGGGAGAACTAGATAATGGCTACTTACTCTATTACTGGTGTCGGAACTACCGGCTTCCCAGCAAGCGGACCAAACGTTCGGGTGATTAGTGAAGTTGTTGACTTTAGTGCAACAACCAACGCTAGCGGCGACGTTTTCCAAACTCTTAGCATTCCTGCAGATACTGCAGTCTTGGGTGCTGGTATCAATGTTATTACTGCTGACTCTGCAGGTAACTCAGGTACTATTGAGTTAGGTGATGCAGGTGACCCTAACCGTTACGTAGCAGCATCTACTGCTGGTGCAGGTCAGGAAACTGCAATCTTTGCAACAACTGTACCGCATTTGTACGATACAGCAGATACTATCGACATGGTTATCGGAACAGGAGCAATTAATGCTGTTGTCCGTGTCTGGGCGATTATTGCTGATTGTACTGGTGGTGTAGAAACTGGGCAGACAGTGACCTTCTCATAATCTACCGTCGGGGGGCAGGGCAACTTGCCCCCTTGACACCTATTATAATTTATGTTATAAGCAATAACCTTTGCCGGGAGTAAATACACAATGGCTAGTCCAAAACCTAAAAACAAAGCTTTGTACTCACGAGTTAAGGCAGAAGCAAAAAAGAAATTTAAAGTCTACCCCAGTGCATACGCAAATGCTTGGCTAGTTAAAACCTATAAGAAGCGTGGTGGGACTTACGCTTAAGTTGGAGAAAAGATATGCCTATAAAAATTAAAGCGTTACCCGGCGGGGAGTTTCGTGGTGAACAATCCGCTACTGCAGAGATAAACAAGAGTCAAAAAACTAAAATTGCAAACGCTATGAAAAAGGCAGCAAAAGCGGCTGCTCCTAGTGGAGCAAAGCTTAGTGATCAAGATGCACTAAATTATTTGAAACAGATGATGGTGCCAAAAAAGAATGCGCCGCGTGGTGGACCAAAGAAAAAGATGATGCGCGGCGGTAAGGTTAAGAAGAAGTAAGCATGGCTAAACCTAAA